GATCTTCGAGGGTATATTGATAGTACCTTGCCTTTTAGCTTATGGCTAGATATTGATACGATTAGAAAAAATATTTTACAGCCTAATGCCAAAGCCATAGAAGAACTATGTGCTTTGTTAAATGTACAAGACCCTAACGTTTTTATACAAGAATTAGATCTTGCATATCAAAAAACAATTACAGAATATATTGATACTTTTCCACATATTGATTCAAAAGAATTAGCTGCAAAATTAGATACTTTGTCTGTGGCTATAGATCAAGGCGGTATCAAAGAAACTATACAAACATTGTTTAAAAAGACAATGGTTGTAAAAGAATTATCAAGAAAAAATAAAAGTGTATTACTAATTTCCCCTAAGTTTACTACTATACAAAGTGACTTTGGTAGAAGAGTTAAGTCAAATTTTAACTATAACGCCTTTTCAGACTTTATTGATGATAACTTAAACGACAGCCCAAGAAACTTAGTAAAAACATATTTAGATAAAAACTTTGGTACACTTCAAAACTTAGGTCATATTGAAGTAGATGTACTGTCTAGTAAAAGAGGTTCTTCGGAAGTTAAACGTGGACTAGTGAGTCCAAGGCTTCTACAGGCATTACTAGAGTGGCCTAAAGAATCACAACCTGAAGCATTAGCTAGAAAGTTTTCAAAAGAAACTGGCCAAGCAGAAACAAGAGTAATTATTCGTAAAAGATATACGAATAGTAAACTAGTCTTAGAAATGCTGGTTGAATCTGGACTAATGATTGGCTCGTTAGAAAGCCAGCAGGAAAACTTAAAAAAAGCCGTTAAAGAACGAGCTTTTAAAATAGGTAGCGCCCTTAGTAGACGACTAGTAGAAGATAAAGACCTGCTACTAGATTTAGTAACTTCTAAAAGTATAAAACAATATACAATAGATAGTGTACTTGAAAATTTAAAAACTGGTAAACGTTCAGCAAGATACGAAAGCGAAACAGCTATCGTACAAACTACACCAGTAACAATTGAAAAATCTACTATAGACTTTAAAAAGAAAGATACTCCATCTACCCAAATTCCTCAACTGCAAACAGTTAAAAATACTAAATACTCACTAGCAAGCCTGAAAAATTTGATCAATAGTCAAATACAGGATGTAGTAAGTGCAAATATGGGTGACGGCAGTAGTAGAAGTGTTCTAAACTATAGAACTGGTAGATTTGCCGCGAGCGTAAAGGTAGAAGATATAACCTTAAGCCGAGACGGTATGATTACTGCATATTACAACTATATGCGTAATCCATACGGTACATTTTCCACAGGTGGAAAACAGGAGATACCAAGATCACGAGACCCTAAACTACTAATTTCTAAGTCAATCAGAGAGATTGCTGGACAAAAAGTAGCTAATAGAATGAGAGCTGTATTGGTATGAGCAGAAGAACATCGATAGTAAAAGCTATTGCAGAAAAGTTAAAGATAATTAATGGCAGAGCGCCATATAGTACTAATCTTTTTAACAATAGTTATGCAAAATTAAAATTTTGGGATGAAGTAAATGACTTCCCTTGCGTATACATAACCCCAGGCTCAGAACAAAGACAGTATTTGCCTTCCCAATTTACTTGGGGATTTTTAGGCATTTGTATAAAAGTCTATTGTAAAGGTGATGACGCACAAGAACAATTAGAATTATTACTTGCCGATATTGAGCAAGTAATTGATAGTAATCGTCAGTTAGTTTATGATTCTACTAACAACTACGAAACTACAGAAATTTTAATACAAGAGATCACTACTGACGAGGGATTATTATTCCCTTATGCAATTGGTGAGATAAATTTACAGGTTCGTTACGAACTCGTATAACCTCATAACCCAAACCCAAACGCAGATAATAGTCTAGCTAGTGGTCTAAGTTATAAAAAAATAAAGGATATGCCATGGCAGTTAATTTAATTCGTAATAGTAAGGTATACTTTACTACTAGTTTAAACTCCGATGGTTCTGTTAACTTTGCAGCCTGTGATGCTACTAACACCCAAGAACTACAAGTTCTTGATGGTATGAGTTTTTCACAGAACACTACAACAGAAACCGTTACTCTAAATGAAGCAGGTGCAGCACCTAGCCGCGGTCAACGTAGTTTTAATACTTCGTTAGCCCCTGTTGACTTTGCTTTCTCAACATATATTCGCCCATATTACAACGAACTAGGTGCTAGCGATGCGCTAACAGCCGAAGAAAGTGTATTATGGAACGCACTAATGGGCGTTAATGCTATTGGTAGCGGTGGTGCATGGACTGCAACTACAAGTGCAACAGCTCCAACAGCAGTTGCTACATACTCAAAAACTAACTCTAACGTTCACCAATTACAAAAATTTGCGTTAATTATCAACGTTGATAACCTACAGTACATTATTCAAAATTGTGTATTGAACACAGCAACTATTGATTTTGGACTAGATGCAATTGCAACAATTCAGTGGGCTGGTCAAGGTACAAAACTAGAGCAAGATAGTAGTGCTACAGCAATCGCTGCTTATAAAGCCAAAAATACTCAAGCCAAGTTTATTGCTAACAAGCTAAGTGTTGTTACCCTATATGCTGGCGTAAACGCAAGCACTGGTACTGCTTATACAATTCCGCTAACAGGTGGTCAGATTGTGTTAAGCAATAACGTTACATTCCTAACACCACAAAACTTGGGTATTGTTAATAAGCCTACCACATATTTCACAGGCACACGTGCTGTAAGTGGTAACATGACAGCTTACTTACGTGCAGGCGGTGGTAATGGTAACTATTCTGCAGAATTGCTAGATACGTTACTAGCAGGTAGCTCAACAGCGGTTGATACCAAGTACACACTAACAATTAAGATTGGTGGTTCTACAGGTACACACGTTGATGTTAAACTACCAGCAGCTATGATTTCAATTCCAACAGTACAAACTGATCAGATTGTTTCTACAACAATTAACTTTACTGGTCAAAGCTACACAGGTACTGACTTTGATATTGAAGAAGCAAACGAAGTTTCCGTAACTTATAACGTAACAGCCTAATTAGCAGTTACATTTCCACAGAGACTGGGTTGATCTCCAGTCTCTCTTTTTCCTAGAGTATAATTAAAACATGTCAACATTATCATTAAAATCCCTATTAGTTCCTTCTAAATCGGTAGAAGTTGAGTATCCTGGTATGCCAGGCTTTGTAATTAATTTATCGTTTTTATCACGAGAAACATTACTTAACATTCGTAAAAAATCCACTAAAACCAGTTTTAAAAACCGTCAGCCTACTGAAGAATTTAACGAAGATTTGTTTTTACAACTTTACGTTGAAGCTTCAATCAAAGGGTGGAATGGATTTAAACTAAGTTATCTAGAGCAGCTAGCACCAGTAGATTTAACTGGTCAAAATATGGATGCTGAATTAGAATACACTGCTGAAAACGCCTTGTTTTTAATGAAAAATTCTAGTAACTTTGACGCATTTATCAGCGAACAGGTTAGTGACTTGGGAAACTTTTCGAAGACCAACTCGCAGAAGTAAATCGCCAGCTGGTCAACTATTTACAAAATAGCTCACTATCAGTAACAAAAGAAACGTATTTTGAAATGTGTGAATTGATGGGTAACGAACCTGTAGAGGCCGAAATACCTGTTGATTACGAAGACTTTCCAGTAGAAGTACAACAAGCATTTTCTGTTTATAATATGTTACGAGATGAGTGGGATAGTATGAGTGGCGTTTACTTAGGTAAAACACTTATAGGTATCAAAGATATTCTTGATGCCATGGAAATAGAACGAGAAGAGCATAAGTTCATGATTATACTAGTTCGAATGATTGACCGTGTTCGATCAGACGAAATAAATAGTAAAAAAGCTAATGAGAAGCCCGCTAACGCAAGTTAACGGGCTTTTTTATCGTCAAAAAATTTAGTTTGACAATGAATTGCCCTTATGATATAATGGTAACAAAATATTTATTTATATTTAAAATTAGCTGTCCACAATATATGGGGGATACATGTCAGATAATAAGATTGTCGTAGAGTTTAGTTTACAAGATAAAGCTAACTCAATCGAAAAAACAAACGATGCTAGTAAGAGGCTAAATGCCACACTTGAGCAAACTCAGAAACTTACTACGGGTACACAAACTGGAAATAGAGCTGCTGCGGCTTCTTACTCAGCTGCAATGGGTAATCAAAGTTACGATATTGCTAAGGGCACTATTGGAACTGGAGCAGGTGCACGAGACTTTGCAAAAGAATCACAAGGTCTTGGTGGATTAGTGCGCCTATATGCAACGTATGCGGCTAACTTATTTGCTGCAGGTGCAGCATTTAGAGCACTATCTGATGCCGCAGATACATCAAACATGGTTAAAGGTCTTGACCAGCTTGGAGCAGCTAGCGGTAAGTCTCTTGGTTCTTTAAGCAAGCAATTAACAGATGCTGCCGATGGCGCTATCTCTTTACGCGATGCCATGACTGCAGTAGCGCAGTCTTCTTCTGCTGGTATGACTTCAAACGACATTTTACGTATGGGTGAAGTTGCCAAGAGAGCTTCTCAAGCTCTTGGTGTAAGTATGCCTGATGCTATTAGTCGCTTA